ATGAGCGACCTCGCAAAAGCATTCGCCGGACTGAAGCAGGCGCAGGAGCCGGAGCGCCTGAGTACCCAGGCGCCCAAAAGTGCGGGCAGCCCTATCTCGAAGCTCGGGGGCTCGAAGCCCGGGCCGAGGCTCGCGCCGCTGCCTTTGCAGGGCACGGCCAAGAGCCGGCATCCGGAGTACACGCCGGTGAAGGTGTTCCTGCGCCGCGAAACCCATAGAGCCGCCGGCCGCAAATGGCAGGATGCCGAGGCCGGCGACTTCTCGGACCTGGTGGAGCAGTTGCTGCGGAAGTACCTGGACGCTTAGGCGCCCAGGCCCCTATTGCAGCCAATCGCTGCAGAAAGTGCCTGAGTACCTGAGCCACCTGGAGGGCCGGTGAATAGCCATCCGTGGACAAAGCGCGAGATCGAAAGGCTGGTTGACCTGACGCTCGGCCAGGTCCCGATCCATGAGATCGCGCGGCGGCTGCACAAAGCCACACAGACGGTGCGCGCGCTGCAGCTGGAGGTAGGACTCATCAAGGAATTCGATCTGCGGCGGCGCTGGAAGCCGGCAGAGCTTGCGGTTGTGAAGAGTCTCTATCCGCACCTGTTGACGGCGAAGCTGGCCAAGCGCCTGCGGAAAAGCATCAGCAGTGTGTACGGAATCGCGACGAAGCTGGGCCTGAAAAAGACGGAAGCATTCAAGGCCAGCGCGGAGGCCTGCATCCTGCGGCGCGATCCGAGCGTGGGCATGCCCGGGCGCTTCAAGCCGGGGATCGTGCCGCACAACAAGGGCGTCAAGCGGCCCGGATGGTCCGTGGGGCGCATGCGCGAGACGCAGTTCAAGAAAGGCGAGCGCAGCGGCTTTGCGGAAAAGAACTGGAAGCCGATCGGCACGGTGCTCGCCGACCCGGAGGGCTACCTGCGGGTGAAGATCGCCGAGCGGATCAACGGCGAGCCGAAAGGCTGGGACAAAGAGATCTGGCCGCTGCTCCATCACCGGACCTGGGAGCAGCACCACGGGCCGGTACCGCCGGGGCACAAAGTAGTTTTCAGGGACGGGAAGCGAACGAATTGCGCGGTCGAGAACCTGGAGCTCGTGACGGACGGCGAGCTGATGCGGAGAAACACGATTCATAATCTGCCGCCGGAGCTGGTGAACACGATCAGGCTGCTGGGAGCGGTGAAGAGAAAGGTGAGAGAGAATGCCGAAAAATACAATGACCGATCTGCGCAACCACCTGTTTGAAGTGATGGAGGCGCTCAAGGACGAGGAGAAGCCGATGGACCTGGAGCGCGCAAAAGCAGTGGTGGGTGTGGCCCAGGTGCTGGTGGACACAGCCAAGGTCGAAGTGCAGTTTCTGAATGCGATCGATTCGAGCGAGGCGACGGAGTTCTTCGACATGCAGCGCATCGAGCAGCGGCGCAGCCTGGCGACGGGCGATGCTCCGGAGCCGATTACGCGCAGGATCACAGGCCGATGATTAACGCGAATTTGCCGGCAGCCAAAAGGGAGCTCGCCGCGCGGGTCGTCGCGAGTCTCTACCGCGACTTCGACGTCGAGAGGCTCGAAAATATTCTCGCCATCGGCCGGACCTACGAGGTCAGCGGCGAGGAGGAAGTGCTGTACCTGAACGAGGCCCTGGCTTCGTTGATTGCCGAGAGGCGCGAGGCGAGCCGATGATCTGCGCGAATTGCCCGCACGATTTGAAGAGCCACTGCAGGGGCGGCGTGCTGCACGGGAATTACAAAGAGGAGGCCCGGATGGTGCCGATCAAATGGCTGCAGCCGAAGACGGCCTGCGTCTCGCGGCACTGCGAGGCCCCGCTTTGCTGTTGTTTGGAATTTGTCGAGCCAGAGGAGGCAAAGCCTTGAGCGATGCGGAGAGACGATGGGTCCGGATCCTGATGACCGCGCTGGAGGCGTCGGTGAAGCTGCAGAGCCACTACGCCGAGCTTCTGAATATGCACGACGGCGGAGAGCGGCTGCAGTTCGCGCACGCGACGGACTGGATCGGCCGCCTGCGGGCGATCGGGGAAATCCCCGGCGAAGAAGTCAGAGAAATTTTCGAGCTGCTCACCAAGGCAGGCAAAGAGAAAGGGCGCGGACGATGAGGACCATGGGAATCAAGCCGGGGGACGCGGTGCTGGTGATCGAGCACCGCGGCGAGCAGCAACTGGTTTATAACGCGCTGGTGGCGGGCTTCTCGACGGACGAGAAGCTGGCCGGCAGGCATGGCGAGCCGGCGATCGAAGCCTGCTTCGTGGCGACCTACGCGGAAGCCCGCTATACGCGCAGCGGCGGCCTGCCCACGCTGACGGTTCCCGGCGTCGTCCACATCTCGCACCGCGACTTCATTGAAGACCGCGCGGGGCTGGGATACGAGGAGTTGCCAGGGCTGACTCCAGGCGTGTGCCGCTACTGCAGATGCACCGAGCAGCGCGCATGCCCAAACGGGTGCGTGTGGGTGGATGAAGAGCGGACGCTCTGCTCGGCCTCGGCATGCGTGGCCCGGTTTTCAGACGATGACCTGGGTTTCACGGCGTTGGGGCAGCAACGGGCGCTCTGATTTCACCGCCCCATCGCTTCGACGCTGCCGTCGGTCGCGTCGATGTCCGCTGGCACGAAAGCCGCGGTCGCGTGCCTGAAGCGCAGCTTGGGTGCGTCCGGCCTGGCGTGGCGATGCCAGTGAATGTGGCTGGCTATCAGGACGGCGGCCACTCCCACGGCCGGCACAGTGACCGCGAGAGCCCAGCCGCCAGAAGCGGGGCGGCCCGGCGGCGTAATCAGCTTCTGGCCGCATCCGCATATCGGAGTTGCCGGCGCGGGGAAAGATGTTGGTTGCTGGCCAATGGCGGCGGCTGAGATCGCCAGCGCCAGGATGATCATGCTCAAGTTCTTCATGGGGCCCTTTTCGGCTGCGCGTTCAAAATTCGCGCGCGGGGTTACTGCTGCGTTTTCGTTCAGACCGCGTGCGGCTTCGGCCCGTGTTTGTGCGCGACCATGATCTTGACTCGCTCCAGAATCGCGGCGCTGGAGCACTGGCCGCGGCAGGCGGCGCTGTCGGGCAGCCAGTCGGGCGGCAGGAACTGCTCCGCATACGAAACGACCAGCGACGGAGTAAGGATGGCCCTCGACCGCTTCAGCAGCTCCGCCGCGCCCTGGAGCGGGCAGAGCACCAGAAGCAGGTCGAAGCGTCTGTAGAGCATCGCCGACTCGGCCGCGATCGCGCCGTCGGCCAGGGTGACCCGGTAGCCATTCAGCACCAGCAGAAAGCGCAGCGTGGACGCCAGCGCCGCGTCGTCGCTGGCTACCAGAATGTTCTTACGCGGCCTCACCACAGGAACCGCGTCTGGCGGTGAGCCAGCTTTCGTGCTTTCGCGCTTCCCTGCTCCGAGCCACGGGGAGCGGAGCCGTGAAGCAGTTCGAGACAGCGGGCGCAGCGGTGGTCCCTGCGTCCGAAGAACCCCTGGCAGCGCCGCGAATGCCGGGCGATGCCGGCGCCGGTAAATTCCCGCGGGTACATAGGATCGGGGTTGAGCTGGAGATCGGTGCTCATCGGCGGCCCGCTTTCTCGGCGCGCTCAGCCCGGACAGCGAGACGGCAGCCGAGCGCGTAGATTGCGTCCCAGGGGACTGGAAACTCCTCGCGTGCTCCCGCGAGCCGCACCCAGGCGATCAGCGGATCGCACTGAACGAGCACCGTGCGGGCGCAGCCGGCAGAGTGGACCGTGGCGTCAGTCTGGAAGGCGAGCTTGGTTTTACGATCGGAGAGTTTCATCGCAAACCCCCTTCGGCAGCGAGCGCGTCGGCGGCGGCATTGGCGGCTTCGGTATCGACCAGGCGCGCGATGAAGCGGTGCTCGGGGCGCCCGGCGCGGTAGCACCTGCAGAACCGCCAGGCCTGGCTGCGCATGAGCGGAGCGAAGCGGGCGGCGAGGACCTGGCGGTGGCCAGGACCCTCGATCGGGGAATCCGGATAGGCGCATTCGAGCGCGGTCCACACCTCGCGGGGAACGAGGGCGCAGCGGCCGGTGCAGCGGGCCTGGCGCTCAAGGTCGGCAGACGGGCGGCGCCGGGCGCGCGCGGCGGCGAGCCGGGCGAAGCAGGCGGGCAGTACGGAAAGGGGCAGCGCGGGCAGCGTCATGGCCGCACCGCCTTGGGCGCGTGGCCGGCGGCGCGCTCGAAACGCGTGAAGAGCTTCTCCAGATCCCCGCGGCGGGTTCCCAGGAACTCATCCTCCTCAAGCGCACGCATGGCCGCGGCGACGGAGATGGGATCGTAGCCGGAGGTTGCGGGATTGTAGGCATAGGTTGCTCCCAGGACATCGACGTTCAGATAGCGGCGCGAGTCCACGTGCTTATAGAGATAAATTCCGCCGGCGACGCCCATGAACATGAACTGTTCGCAGAGTCCCGGCGGGCAGAGCTTCTCGAGGGGCGCCCAGTTGGACGTCGGCAATTGGGGCAGCGGCCCGGTCTGGTCCGCTACGTTATTCTTGGCGTGCGCGGGTACGGCAACATCTTGGCGGATGTGCATTGCGGCCTCCTTCAAAGGCTGTGGTGCGGCTGGCCCGCGCTTTCGTTGGCGCGAAAGGAGCGGGGCGTGAACTTTCTGCTCAGCGTGTTTTGCGCGCTGGTTTGGGTGCGGCGGCGAATTGCGATCGTTCCCGCTCCTCCATCTGCTTGATGGCCATGCGGATGATCTGGGCCTCCTTGAGCCCGGTGCGTTCAATGAGGTAGTCAAGCAGAGCGCGGGTCTCAGGGTTGATGCGCAGAGACACGGGCTTTGGGGTGACGGGCTTTTGCGGCTTGGTTTTCATGGCTCTGTGAAATGTAGCGCAACGCACTACAATTGTCAAGAGCAGTGTACACCGCGCGCAGGGCGCGCGCCATAACGCGAAAGCTGCATGGCGATCAGCCTCTCACCGGCCCAGACTTAAGTCACTTGCCTATAAATGACACGCCGGGCCCCCTCGGGACCCCTCGTCTCGAGGGAGAGTCCCCTGCGCGTCCGCTGCGCGTGCGCGTGGTGGTGGGCGTGAACGAGCGCGGCCGGCGGATCGGCGAGACGCACCACAACGCGCTCATCTCCGACGCCCAGGTGGACCGGATGCGCGACCGGCACGAAGACGACGGGCTGGGCTACCGGAAGATCGCGCGGGAGTTCGGCGTGGCTCTGACCACGGTGCGGAAGATCTGCACCTACGAGCGCAGGGCGCAGACACCCGACCGGTGGAAGACGATCCGTTTCGCCAGGCCGCGGCCGGTCGCGAAGCCGAGACTGCTGCCCGAGCCAAAGCCAAGACTGTCCGCCGCGCCGAAGCTGCGGCTGGATGCCCGTAAGCGTCCGCGCCAGCCCTAGCATCGGGGGTAACAATATGCGGTCTCGTTACGCTCTTTGATTGTGGAAGCCCTTTCAAAAACCGAATTGCTAGCTCTGCTTGCGGCCGCGAAGGCCGCGAGGAAACGCGACTGGCTGATGATCCTTGTCGGCTACTGGCACGGCCTGCGCGCGAGCGAAGTTATTGGTTTGACGGCTGCTTCGATCGCTGACGGCTGTGTAACAGTTGCGCGCCTGAAGGGCTCGATGAAGACCACGCAGCCGCTGCCCGAGCACGCCGATCCGCTCCTCGATCTGCGTCGAGAGCTGATTGATTACGCCGCGGGCATGCATCCGAATCAAAGAATTTTCCCGCTCTCGCGCATTCATTTTTGGCGCCTGGTGAGGAAGTACTCGGCCCAAGCCGGCATTGCGAAACGCAAAGGGCATCCGCACATCCTGAAGCACAGCATCGCGATGCAAAGTATTAAAAACGCTGGAATTGAAAACGTGCGCCAGTACCTCGGACACAAATCTCTTTCGTCGACCGGCGCTTATCTGAAGGTGAGCGACGAGGAGGCATCGGCGGCGGTGACAGGCTCCTTCGGGCCTTCCGGGCGGGTTTGATTATGTGTGAATTCAAATCAATCAAACGCGGCCTCCTGGAGGGCCTCTAGATGCCCCGCGGAGGTAAACGTCCAGGATCGGGGCGCAAGGCCGCTCCGAAGAAAGCCGAGAGAGCTGCCAAGCCAGACCCGTTAATCGCGCTGTCGGCACGCAAGCGCATCTACCTTGAAAGCCTGGCGACCGGCAAGACGAAGCGCCAGTCGGCGCTCGACGCCGGCTACGCCGAGTCGGTTGCGCGGACGGCGAAGGAACACATTGAGACGCCGGACCTGCGGAAAGCATTCGCGACGCTGATCCAGTCCGTGATTCCCGCCGAGAAGATCGTGGCGCGGATCGCCGAGGGCCTGGATGCGATGGAGACGAAGGTCTTCTCGTTCCAGGGCACGATTTTCGATCAGACGGACCTGATCGCGTGGACGGAGCGCCGGGAGTACGCGAAGATGGCGGCCGAATACGGAGAGTACTTCGTGTCGTCACCCCAAAAGATGGTGCACTCGGGCAAGGTAACACTGGAGGCCCTGGTGTGCGGCGAAAAAGAGGAGGAGCAAAAGTGATCATTCGCACCGTAACAATCAAGGTTTTCCGCGCCGGCAATAAGGACTCGTACACGCACAGGACCATAGCCGGAAAGCACCGGCAGTTCACCGCAGAGGGCGTCAAAGCGATCCTCGCCCAGTACGTGGAGAAGATCGAAGCGATCGCCCCCGATGAATACAAGATGGTTCGGGTCGGCCCCGGCGAATTCAATTTTGTGCACGTGGGCTAAGTGACTAACTCCCAGCGCGCAGCCAGGGCCAGGATTCGCGAGTGGCGGCTTGACCCGGTAAAGTTCGTAGGCGATTGCTTTCACGCGGAGCCCGATCCGTGGCAGCACGACGTGCTGACCCTGATGGGCAGGCCTGGGCGCAAGCGCATCGCCATGAAAGCCTGCGCGGGGCCCGGCAAGACGGCGGTGCTGGCGTGGGCGGGCTGGCATCGGCTGACCTGCTTTGCCGCCCCGAACGAGCATCCCAAGGGCGCGGCGATCTCGGTCACCGGCGACAACCTGCGCGACAATCTCTGGTCGGAGCTGGCGCGCTGGCAGAACGAGTCGGCATTCCTGCTGAACGCGTTTCAGTGGAACGCGCAGCGCATCACCGCGAAGGACCATCCCGAGACGTGGTTTCTGGCGGCGAAGGGCTGGGCCAAGAGCGCGGACACCGAAACCGTCGGCCGCACGCTCTCAGGGCAGCATGCCCGCTTCCCTTTTTATTTGATCGACGAGTCGGGTGACATTCCGCCCAACATGATCAAGAGCGCGGAGCAGGGGCTCACCTCCTGCGAAGACGGCCTGATCATCACCGCTGGCAACACCACATCGCAAACAGGCCTGCTCTACGACGTGACCACGCGCGGGCGCAGCCAGCGCGACGCGGACGGCAACCCGCTGTGGGACGTGATCTCGATCACCGCCGACCCCGACGATCCGAAGCGCACGCCGCGCGTCGATATCGACTGGGCGCGGCAACAGATCGAGCTTTACGGCCGCGAGAACCCCTGGGTGATGGCTTACATCCTCGGGCTGTTCCCGCCAGGCTCGATCGACGCGCTGCTGTCGAGCGACGACGTTGAGAAGGCGATGAACCTGCACCCGCGGCCTGAGACCTACACCTGGGCGCAGAAGCGGCTGGGAACAGACGTGGCGCGGTTCGGAGACGACCGGACGGTGACCTTCCCGCGGCAAGGCATTGCGGCGTTCATGCCCAAGATCATGCGGCACGCGCGCGACTCGGCGGTCTCGGTCAACATCGCGTCGAGCGTGATGGCGAAAAAGATGGAGTGGGCCGAGAAGGACACGGTGTTCGGCGAAGAGGAGATCCTGAGCTTCTTCGACGACACGGTGGGCTGGGCGCACGGCGCCGTCGATGTGATGCGCGCGGCCGGCCACCAGGTCTACGCGATCCAGTTCAACGGGCCGGCGAACGACCCGCGCTACTTCAACTTGCGCGCCGAGATGTGGATGAAGATGGCGGACTGGGTGAAGGCCGGCGGCTCGCTGCCGAACATTCCGGAGCTGGTGAGCGAGCTGTGCTCACCCACCTATTTCTTTCACAACGGCAAGTTTCAGATCGAGTCGAAGGATCAGATCAAGAAGCGGCTGGGACGGTCGCCGGATCTCGCCGACGCGCTGGCGCTGACCTTCGCGATCCCGGACATGCCGGGCGGCATGACCAGGCTGCCGGGCGCCGGGTCGCGCGCGGCGCCGAAGGCTTACGACCCGTACGCGATTATTTGAGGAGCAACTCTCCGTGATTGACCTCCTCGTTTGTGCGCAGCTTCAGGCCCAGGAAATAACAGTCGCGCGGATTGAAGCCGCACTCGATCAGGAGGTCGCGCAAAGTACTCGAACTGAGCTCACCCCAGTGGATTCCAGGCCCGGCGGCCATAATTACCCGCGTGAACCTCTGTTTGAGGGTTTCGGCCTGTTGCGGCTCGGCTGGTTCAGAGCCGCCGACCGGTCTCAGTTCCTTTTTGGCCTGGCCGATCTGGTAGGGCATCCACTCGCAGTGCTCGCCCTCCGGGCGGTCGCCGTCGCCTTGATAGAGCGGAACGTTCTTCACGCCGTACGCTTCGCCGTCGGCCCAAAACGCGGCCAGATTGACGAGGGTGTCGGAGTGGACCCAGGCGATGAGAGCTGCTTGCGGCTGAGCCAGCGGGACCGTGCTGGGCTGCCAGTACCAGACGACGCGGCCGATGGTGGGCTTGATCATTGTGAGCACCTCTTAGCCGAGGATACCCGTAACGGACCGCGGGTCCGTCAACCTTGGTGCATGAAGAAGACGCTTACACCGATCGACCCCGACATCCCGCTCCTGGAGGACGTCACCTACGCCACGCACCAACGCCAATACCTTCCGCTTCCGACGCGGCGTTCAGACGATGGCGACGTCGTGACGCGCTGGTGCCCAAACTTCTGGGCGCGCCTCGCGCTTCTCTTTGGGGCTGACATTTACTTGACGGTGCTGACCTTCGGCTCCCTGCTGCAGCCGGTCAGAGTTTCGCTCGAAAAGCCGGAGTACTCGGTGGTTGAAATGCCGGAGCGAGGTTTCCCAGGGCCTGATCCACAAACCGCGCCGCCGCCACGCCTCTGATACCCGTAACGGAGAAACCCCGCCCTAAGCTCTGTGCATGAGCGCACCCTTCATACGGCGGGTCAGTCACCTGGCGATTCTCTGCGCGCGCAATGCGCAGCAGCTGATCGACGAGTACGCCGCCGAGTGCTCAGTCCCCCACCCAAACCCCCAGGCCGAAATGTACGGGGTGATGGAGCAAGCAGGCGCGCTGCAGTGCTTCGGCGCCTACGTCGCCGACGAGCTCGTCGGCTTCCTGTCGTTGGTGAACAGCCCAATGCCGCACAACGGAAAGCGCGTGGCCACGGTTGAAAGCTTCTTTGTTCTGGCCTCGCAGCGCGGCTCAGGCGCGGGAAACGCCTTATTGGCGGCCGCCAAGGAATACGCGTTCGAGTGGGGGTGTCCGGGCATCCTCCACACCGCGCGGGTCGGCAGCCGCCTCGAGAAGGTGCTCTCGCGCCGCGCCGGATGCGAGCGCAGCCACACGGTGTTCACGGAATGGCTATGAGCGCGGGCCTGCAGGCAGCCACAGCGGCCCTTTTGCCGCCGAGCCAAGAGACGCTCGACAAGCTCGCGGCCGTACAAGAGGCGATGCTTACGGTCGAGCAGGTACCGATTGCCACGGAGCACATTTTGCACGGCGGGATGTATGCCCGCACAATCCGCCTCCAGGCGGGGATCGTGATGATGGGAGCCCTGATCAAGCGGGCAACGGTCCTCATCGTCACCGGTTCAGTGGCGCTGCTGGTTGGAGACGAACGGACCGAAGTGGAAGGCTACAACGTTTTCGCCGGATCGGCCGGCCGCAAGCAGCTCTTCGTGACCCGTGGAGCGGTGGTGATGACGATGATTTACCCCACGCAGGCGAAGACCGTCGAAGAGGCCGAAAACGAGATATTCGCCGACGCCGACCTTCTGATGTCTCGCAAGGATGGCAGCCGCGACACCGTCACGATCACCGCGGAGTAGCGCATGAGCCTCATCAACAAGCTGGTCATTTTCCCGAGCGACGCGGAGCTGGAAAAACATGCGGCCGGCTATCCGTGCCTGGTGAACTACAACCCGTTCACCCGGACGGGCGAGATCGACGACGGCTGCGGCCACTACGCGCATGTCGCTTTCGTGGCGGCCGACCCGAACAGCGCGAGCCCCAACCTGCCGGCGGGCGCGTTCGACAATGTCGAGTTCATCGGGTTCCCGATGCCCGCAGGCCTCATGCAACAGAAGTAGTGCGAATTGTCCGAGCTTGAGCGATCACGCACGGCGAAAGGGAGCGACGTATGGCAGGAAGCGTTTCAGCAGCGACGGCGATCGCGCTGGCCAGCCTCGGCGTAGGCGCGGTGGGCGCCGGCGTCGCCGCATACGACGGAGCGAAGGCGAACCAGAACCAGAAGGCCGCGCTGAAGAGCCAGACCACGGCCACGCAGACGGCCGAGGCGAACGCGCTCTCGACCGAGCGCAAGAACGAGACGGCCGCCAACGCCGCGAACCAGCAGGCTCCGGACATTGCCTCGATCCTGTCGCAGGCCGCGAACTCTTCGAAGGTGGGCATCGGCTCGACCATGCTGACCGGGCCCGGGGGAGTGAACAACAACAGCCTGAGCCTGGGCAAGAGCACGCTTCTGGGGTCGTAGAGAAAAGGGATCGGGATGCCGAACAACAGCGAGATGCGCCTGCGGGCGATCCAGCGGTGGGGCCAGCTCAAGAACGAGCGCACCAGCTGGTGGACGCACTGGCAGGAAATCACCACCTACATTCTGCCGCGCAGCGGCCGCTACTTTCGCCAGGACCGCGACAAGGGCAACCGGCGCAACAACAACATCTACGACAACACCGGGATTCGCGCGCTGCGCACTCTCGCCGCCGGGCTGATGGGCGGCGCGACGTCGCCGGCGCGGCCATGGTTTCGCCTGGGCACGCCCGACCCCGACCTGAACGACTTTCAGCCGGTGAAGCTTTGGCTCAGCGATGTATCGAAGCGCATGCACCACGTCTTTCAGAAGTCGAACACCTACCGCGCGCTGCACCAGATGTACGGGGAGCTGGGCGCGTTCGGAACCGCGGCCTCGATCATCCTGCCCGACTTCGAGAACGTGATCCACCACTACCCCTTGACCATCGGCGAGTATGCGATCGCAACCGACGCCCAGGGCAACGTGTGCACGCTCTATCGCGAGTTCGAGATGACGGTCTCGGCGATGGTCAAGGAGTTTGGCTACGAGAACTGCTCGAAGACGGTGCAGAGCCTCTACCAGGGCGGCAAGGGACTCGACCAGTGGATCCCCGTGATCCACGCGATCGAGCCGAGGGCCGACCGCGACCCCTCCATCAAGAACGCGAAGAACATGGCCTGGAAATCGATCTATTTCGAGCTGACGGGCGATTCCAACATGCTGCTGCGCGAGAGCGGCTTCAAGAAGTTTCCGGCCGTGGTACCGCGCTGGGATGTCGAGGGCGGCGACATCTACGGCAACTCGCCGGGCATGGAAGCGCTGGGCGACGTGAAGCAGCTACAGCACGAGCAGCTCAGGAAAGCGAATGCGATCGACTACATGAGCAATCCGCCGCTGCAGGTTCCGACTTCGCAAAAAAACCTGGAAGTGAACCGGATGCCGGGCGGCATCACCTACGTGGACCCCGGCGCCGGCGGCGCGGCGATCAAAAGCGCGTTCGACGTGGAGCTGGACCTGGAGGACCTGCTCGAAGACATTCGCGACTGCCGCGGGCGCATCAACGCCGCATTTTTCGCCGACATGTTCATGATGCTCGACAACAACACCAACCCGCAGATGACCGCGACCGAAGTGGCCGAGCGGCACGAAGAGAAGATGCTGATGATCGGGCCGGTGCTCGAACGGCTGAGCAACGAATTGTTGTATCCGCTGATCCAGACCACGTTCACGCACATGCAGGAAGCGGGCCTGGTACCGCCGGCGCCGCCCGACATGCAGGGGCAATCGCTCAACGTGGAACTGATCGGCATCCTGGCGCAGGCGCAGCGAGCGATCGGGACCAACTCCATCGACCGCTTCACGAGCTCGATGGGCGCGGTCGCGGCGATGAAGCCGGAAGTGCTCGACAACTTCGATCCGGACCAGTGGGCCGAAACCTACTCGGACATGCTGGGCGTGGACCCGAAGCTGATTGTGGCGCCGGACCAGGTCGCGGCGATCCGCCAGGCGCGGGCCAAGGCGCAGGCGGCGCAGGCGCAGGCCGCGGCCATGCAGCAGCAGTCGCAGACGGCGAAGAACCTGGCGCAGGCGCCAACGCAGGGCGGCCAGTCGAACGGCCTGCAGGACATGATGAATCAATTCAGCGGCTACGGTTCGCCCTCGGCGGCCGAGGTCTAGGCGCTTCGCGCCGTGCTCGACGCGCTGCGCGCGTGGAAGGCACTGCACATTTGTACAGTAGTTCGGTCTAGGCATCAGCGGAGGCAGCATGGCGATGGTCAGCATGAAGATGAGCAAGGAAGAGGCGAAAGAGCAGTGCTCGCCTTCGACAGATGAAAGCCCGCGCTACCCCTACGGCCTTTCGATCAACCTCGACGACGACGCGCTCGCAAAGCTCGGCATCGGCGACAGCGTGAACGTGGGCGACGAAGTCACCATCAGCGCCAAAGCGACGGTGGCCTCGAAGAGCGGCTACCAGACGATGGTGGGCGACTCGGAGAGCAGCGTGGGGCTGCAGATCACCGACATGGAAGTGAGCGGCGGATCGAGCAAGACCGCCAAGGCCCTCTACGACAAGTCGTAGCGGCTGAAGCTGCTGATCAGCGCGACGGTGACGAGCGCGCCGTTGTCCTTTTGGCAGTTCGTGCACTCGAGCTCCGGATCGCAGGGCGTCTCGCTCAATTGAAAACCCAGATGCGAAGCCAGACCTTGCAGCTGCAGCCTGTGCCGATCGCAGGCGGCCGTGTCTTTGCCGGGCCAGTGGACGATGACCGTCGCTTCCATGCCTGGATTGTAAGCGATACCCGTAACAGGTTCGGCTGGCGGCATGATCGCAACTGTGCACCCCTACGATCCAACCGACCTCAAGGGGCAGGAAGCTGACCGGGCAGACAAAGCGACCCGCATGCGGCTGGCCGCTGAAGTGGAAGAGCTGGACGTGAAGTGGTTGATGGGCTCCAAGCGCGGCCGCAGGATGCTGTGGCGGCTCCTCGAAAAGGCCGGTGTTTTCCAGCTCTCGTTCAACACCAACGCGATGCAGATGGCGTTCAACGAGGGCAATCGAAACTACGGGAACCGCATCCTGGACCTGATCAACAGAGCAACCCCTGAGTTGTACGCGGTGATGTTGAAGGAGTCGAACGATGTCAGTAGAAGCGACGGTAACGGCACCAATCCAAACTGAAGCCGCAGCCTCGCCGGAGGCGGTCGCCGCTGTGCTCTTAGGCGCAGAGGCCCCCGCCGCAACAGCAGACCAAGCAGCAGCACCTGAAGCAGGCAAAGCCGACGCCCAGGCCAAGGCAGCAGCCGATGCCCAGGCCGCCACCGACGCCCAGGCCGCGGCCGACGCGAAGGCGGCAGCCGATGCAAAGGCGGCGTTAGGCGCACCCGACAAGTACGAGTTCAAGACTCCGGAAGGCAAGGAGTACGACGCGAACCTCGTCGAGGCGTTTGAGGCCGGAGCCAAGGAAGCGAACCTGCCCCAGGACGCGGCACAGAAGCTGCTCGACCGGATGTATCCGAAGTTTCAGGAGCGCCAGGCCGAGCAGGTGGCAGCGGTTCGTAACGGCTGGGTCGAGGCCGCGAAGTCCGACAAAGACTTCGGCGGCGACAAGCTCGCAGTCAGCCTGGGAATCGCCAAGAAGGCGCTCGATACCTTCGGGACGCCCGAGCTGAACAAGTTGCTGGTCTCGACCGGACTTGGAAATCACCCGGAGATGATTCGGCTGATGTTCAAGACAGGTAAAGCGCTCAGTGAGGATTCGTTTGTTGGAGGGTCCGGCCCATCTGCGAGCCAGGCCAAAGCCACGGCGGTCCTGTACGACAAAACCACTTAAGGAGTAACAAGCCATGGCAGTCCTCCCCCTGAATTCCGGGCACAACACCCTCATCGACATCGCAAAGAGCTTCGGCCCCGACGGCAAGGTAGCCGTGGTCGCCGAGCTTCTCAACCAGAGCAACGAGCTGATTCCCTACATGAACTTCATCGAAGGCAACCTGCCCACCGGCCACAAGGCCGTGGTGCGCGTCGGCCTTCCCACCGTAGGCTTCCGCGAGTTCTACAAGGGCGTCCAGATTTCAAAGTCCGGCCGCGCCACCATCGAAGACGTGTGCGCGATCCTCGAAGGCCGCAACGAAATCGACAAGGACCTCGCCGACCTGAACGGGAACACCGCTGCTTTCCGGCTTTCCGAAGGCCTCGCGTTCATCGAAGCGATGAACGAGCAGTTCGCGCAATCGGTCGTCTACGGGAACACGGCCTCGCAAAAGGACGGCATCCTGGGCCTGGCGCCGCGCTACAGCTCGAAGAGCGCGACCTCCGGGCAGAACATCATCGACGCCGGCGGCACGGGCGCGACCAACACCTCGGTTTGGTTGGTCGTCTGGGGCGAGAACACCGTGACCGGCATCTACCCCAAGGGCTCCCAGGCGGGCCTGCTGCAGCAGGACCTGGGCGAGATCGATGCCTTCGACAGCTCGAACAACCGCTTCCGCGCCTACGCAGAACGCTGGCAGTGGAAGTACGGCCTCCACGTGAAGGACTGGCGCTACGCGGTCCGCATCGCCAACATCCTGACCGCGGACCTGGTCGGGCAGACCGGCACCCAGGCCATCACCGCATCCACCTGGATCAACAAGCTGATGATCAAGGCTCTCGCGCGCATTCCCTCGATGGGCATGGGCACGCCGACCTTCCTGGCCAGCCGCACGGTCAAGGAGATGCTCTCGATCGGCGCGCTGGACAAGTCGCAGAACGCTCTCAGCTTCACCGACGCGGTCAACCAGTACGGCAAGGTCAGCGCAGGCTCGGTAGCGGGCAGCGGCACCGGCATCCAGGGCGGCCAGCTCATGTTCATGGGCGTCCCGGTGTTGACCGTCGACCAGATCCTCGCGACCGAGTCACAGATCAGCTAACGCGGCCTGGTCAGCTCACCGCAGGCGACAGAATCCTTAACGGCGAGGGCCCGGCAACGGGCCCTCGCAGGAGAACAAAAAATGCCAATGCTCGATTCAGAACTCGTATTCTCGGCCGCGCAGTCCACGGCCGCCTTCAACATCGGCGACAACCCGAGCACCAACGTCTACGACACCGGCTCGGTTAACGCCGACGAGGCTGCTCAAACCAGCGAGAACCTCTGGGTGAATGTGTTCTGCAACACAGTTTTCGCGGGAGCCACCGCGACCGTGCAGGCGGTGCTGCAATCGGCCCCGGATAACGCGACGTGGACCGACGTGGTGGCCGGCACAAAGCTGACCGCTACGGCCGTCACGGCCGGGCAGACCTTGCTCCAGGTGCAGCCTCCGACCGGCACGCAGCGGTACTGGCGCACCATCATCAGGGTCGCGACGGCCAACGTGACTGCCGGCGCAATCGACAGCTACATCTCGAACACGATCCAGTACAACATCTCGCGTCCGAGCGGCTTCGCGGTCGCCTAGGAGTAGCCGATGCTGGTGCGTTCGCTTTGCAAGCATTTCGACACGGAGCTGCGCGAAGAGGGCGAGGAGTTTGAACACTCCGGCCCTCTTTACGAGCACATCGTGCCGGTCGAGGAAACGGAGCCGCGCGAAAAAAGCGAGCCCGCGAGCCGGCAACAGAAACCTGCGAAGAGGGCCTAACCTCCGAGCCGATAGACCAGGGGGCCGAAGCCAACCAGCTCCGGCCCTTTGTTTTTTTCACCACCCCGGAGAGGGACCATGGCCTCGGTTGTCGATATCTGTAACACCGCACTCTCGCACATCGGGGATACGGCCAACGTGACCTCGATCGACCCGCCCGACGGATCGGTGCAGGCCGGCTACTGCGCAACATTCTTCCCGCTCGCGCTGAACGCCATCCTGGAGATGGCCAACTGGGGATTTGCGACCGTGCGCTCGTCGCCGGCGGAAGTCTCGAACCCAAGCACGAGCTGGCGGTTCGCCTATGCCTACCCGGCCAATGTGATCAACCTGATCTCGGTGCTGCCCGAGTGCGCGCTCGACGACTACTCCGCGAACTTCGGCGAAAGGCGCCAGTGGGATTCGCCGCAGCCGGACTTCGCGAATCCGGCCGCGAATTTCTACATGCCCCAGCCCTACTCGGTCGAGCAGGACGGCAACGGCCACCAGATCATCCTCACCAACGTGTGCAACGCGGTGCTGCGCTACACCATCGCGGCCGCCGACCCCACCACCTTCAGCCCGCTGTTTGTGCTGGCGCTCTCGTACCTGCTGGCCTCGATGCTGGCGGGGCCGATCATCAAGGGCGACGAGGGCACGACGGTGTCGGCTGCGATGCTCACCAAGTTTCAGACGTTCAACGTGCAGGCCAAGACTTCGGATGCGAACCAGCGGCGCATCGAGGTGCGCCAGAGCGTGTCGTGGATGGCGGGCAGGTAGACCATGGCGAGCACGAAAGTCTTCAAACCCTCGTTCTCAGGCGGCGAGCTCTCCCCGGAGATGTTCGGGCGCATCGACGATGGCAAGTTTCAGTCGGGGGCGGCGTCGATCGAGAACATGATCGCGACGCCGATCGGGCCGGCGGAGAAGCGGCCTGGCTTCGAATACGTCAACACGACCAAGAACAACGGACAAGCGCGGCTGATCCCGTTCACTTACTCGACGACGCAGACCGTGGTGATCGAGATCGGCGCCGGCTACTTCCGCTTCCACACGCAGGGCGCGACGCTTGAGTACTCGGCGACGCAGACGGCCTTCACGCCGGCGGTGATCGTGACTGCCACCATCGCGAACCCCTGCGTGGTGACCTGGACGGCTCACGGATTCCTGGGAGGCGAGCCGGTGATGTTCGGCGCCGGACCCCTCATCGGGCCGCCGCCCTATGCTCCCTATTTCCTGCCGACGGGGCTGGTCGACTGGAAGGTGTACAACGTCCAGGTTGTCGACGCGGACACAATCAAGCTGATCGACCCGGCGACGAGCTCGCCCGTGGCGACCACCGCCGCCGGCGCGGGCAATATCTATGCGCACCGCAGCTACTCGGCCGGGGACCTCGCCTCCCTCAGCGGCTCGGTCTGGTACGCGCCTACGGGTGGCCCTGGCGGCCCCACGCCGACCACCAGCTCCCCCGACGTGGCGCTCGACTCCGACGCCCCGCCGTGCCCGGTCTTTTACGAGCTGCCTTCGGACCTGACCTACGAGATCCCAAACGCCTACCAGGCCGCCGACCTGATGGCCATCCATTACGTGCAATCGGCGGACGTGATGACGCTGACGCATCCGAACTATCCTCCGATGGAGCTGCGCCGGCTGGGCGCGGAAACCTGGACCTTCGCGGGCATCGTTTTCGGCCAGGCGCTGGCCGCGCCGACCGGCGTGGCCGTGACCGACAGCCCCGGCTACCTGGCGCAGGTGGCCTCGATCTCGACGGCGGACCCGGCGCTGTTCACGACAGTGTCAAACCATACGCTCGCGATGGGCGACCCGATTTACATCAAGGGGCTGACGGTGACGATCGGCGGGGTGGCGACGGTGCTCGACGGCTTCTACCTGGTGAACAGCGTGCCCGTCGACGGCTCCGGCAACCTGATCCCGGACGAGCTGACGGTGATGGACTATAGCGGCAACGTGCTCGACTCAACCGGCTGGGACACGCCCTACACCGCCGGCGCGACCCTTCAGTTCGGCTCGAAGATCTTCAACATCACCAACAACTACGTGGTGACGGCGGTGTCCTCGGACGGCATCCAGCAGAGCGCGGTCTCGGAGACGGTCTCGGTGCTGAACAATCTCGACGTGACCGGCAGCTTCAACACCATCACCTGGGAAGCCTCGCCGAACGCCTATCAGTACTACGTTTACAGAGAGCTGAACGGCCTCTTCGGCTACATCGGAACGACACTCGCAACGACCCTCACCTTCAACGACAACAACATCGCGGTGGACATGTCGATCACGCCGCCGCAGTTCGATCCGGTGTTCAACTCGACGGGAAACTATCCGGGCGCGGTCTCCTACTTCCAGCAGCGGCGCTGCTTCGGCGGCACGACCGCGCAACCGCAAAATTTCTGGATGACCAAGAGCGGCACGGAAAGCGACATGAGCTACTCGCTGCCGATCCAGGACACCGACCGCGTGGCGATCGGCATCGCGGTGCGCGAGATGTCCACCATCGAGCACATTGTGCCGCTCCTGCAACTGATCCTGCTGACGAGCTCGACCGAGATGAGCGTGAGCCCGATCAACACCGACGTGATCACGCCCTCGACCATCGACCCGCGGCCGCAGTCCTACATCGGCGCCTCGAACGTGCAGCCGACGATCGTCAACAACTCCCTGATCTACTGCGCGGCGCGCGGCGGCCACATTCGCGAGATGGGCTTTCAGTGGCAGATCGGCGGCTACGTGACCGGCGACATCTCGCTGCGCGCAGCGCACCTGTTCGACAATCTCACGATCGCGGACCAGGCCTTTATGAAGTGCGCCTGGCAGGTGGTCTGGTTTGTGAGCTCGAACGGCGACCTGCTGGGCCTGACCTACATCCCGGAGCAGCAGATCGGCGCCTGGCACCATCACGTGACAGACGGCGCGTTTCAATCGATCGCCTGCGTGGCGGAAGGAGTCGAGGACCGGCTCTACGCGATCATCAGCCGCACGGTGAACGGGGCCGCGGTGAACTACATCGAGCGCATGTCCACGCGCAACTACGGCGCGCTTCAGAACTGTTTTTTTGTCGATGCCGGCGCGACCTTCGACGGGACCAACCGGACGGCGACGACGGTGACGGCCACGACGGGGCTCCAGCCGCCCGACTTAGCCGGGGTATGGAACCTCGCGTCTTCAGCCGCGATGTTTGCCTACCCGCCGCAAACGGACGTGGGCAGCTACCTGGTGCTGACCGGCGACGACGGCAACGCGTACGACTTCAACCTGCTGAGCACCTCATCGACGGAGGCGGCCATCGCTCTCCCGGTTTCGCCGATTCCCACCGGCGTCACCTTCGCGGCTTCCACGAGCTGGGCCTGGGCGCGGCCGACGATCGGCGGCCTGACTTGGCTCGAGGGCGAGACGGTCGCGATCCTCGGCGACGGCGCCGTGCAGCCGCAGCAGGTGGTGACGGGCGGCGCGGTGATGGTGCAGAGGCCGTGCACGCTGGTGACAATCGGGCTGCCCTTCAGCCCCACGATCGAGACGCTGCCCCTGGTTGCGCAGGTCGACGCCATGGGCCAGGGACGCGTGAAGAATATCAGCAAATGCTGGGTGAGGCTCTAACAGTCGAGCTCGATCCTCGCGGGCCCGGCGGCCGGCGCCCTGGTCCAGTACAAGCAGCGCACCACCGAAAATTACGGTTCGCCGCCGCGCCTGGTGACCGATGAAATCGAAATCGTCATCCCGGCGAGCTGGACGACCTCCGGCCAGGTGGTCATCACGCAAACGGACCCGCTGCCCCTGACGGTGGTCGGGCTGACGGTCGAAGCGGCACTAGGGGGATAGCGATGGACGAGATCAACACACTTCTGACCAGCAGCTGGGACGGCATCCAGGAGTTCTTCGGCATCAACGGCCACACGACCGCGACCCTGACCCCGAACATGAGCGCGGGCCAGGTGAGCGCCGCGACCGGCGCCGCGACCATGCGCAACGCCGGCATGATGATGACCGTGATGGGCGGCATCAACTCCGCGGTCGGCGGCTACTATGCGGCGGAGAGCCAGCGGTACCAGGACAAGAGCCAGGCGCTGAACCTCGGCTACCAGGCGGACATCGCGGCGATCAATTCCCGCTCGGCCGAGTACTCGGCGCAATCGACTTTGGAGGCGGGCAAGAGCCAGATCGCCAACATGACCATGGCGGCCGGCCAGGCGACGGCCTCGACCACGGCGACCATGGCGGCGCACGGCATCCGGCTCGGCCAGGGCAGCGCGCAGGACATCACCGCGTCGCAGAACATCGTGAAGGACATCAACGCCTACACCATCGACGCGAACGCGACGCGCGCCGCGGCCCAGGACCGGACGCAGGCCACCAACTTTTCCAATCAAGCTCTCCTGGACCGCACCTCGGCGGCCAACGCGACCCGGTCCGCGAATTCGATCAGCCCGTTTTCGGCGATGACTTCAAGCCTGCTGACGACGGCCGCGAGCGTGGGCCAGCAGTGGAACACCAGCCAGCAGGCCAAGATGATGTACGGCTACTACGCGGGCGGAGGATAGAAGATGCCACAGGTACCCGACCAGTTCGTGCCCAGCGCGACGACTTCCCCGCTCGGCGTCAGCCCGGTGTCGGCGACGCCGGTCGATGCGATGCGCAACGCGGCGCCGGAGCAGATGCAGCAGTCCGGAGCGGCGACGCAAAGGCTCGGCGAAACGACCAACGATATCGGCGAGCGTATCCAGAACCAGCTCGACAACGCGATGGCCAAGCAGGCCGAGACCGGGTTTCTCAAGAACGTATTGAACATCACCAGCGGCGACGGGACGGCGGCCAACCCGGGCTACCTGAACCTGCGCGGGCAGGATGCGATCAACGGCTACCAGGACGCCGCCACAGCGATCGCCAAAGCGAAGCAGGAGGGGCAGGACTCGCTCGCCGACGACTTCCAGAAGTCGATGTACAACCGCGTCGCCTCGCAGCACCTGCTGAGCTTCGGCCGCGAGATGGCCGACCACCGCTTCCAGCAAACCGCGCAGTATTCCGGCGAGGCGGCGATCAACCGCGCCAACAGCTACGCGACCAGCGCATCGAACTCCGCCGCGAGCTACGGGCAGACCGACGCCGACGGCAACGCGACCGGCGACTTTCAGCAGAGCCTGCGGGTGGCCGAGCAGGAGACTTTGAACGGCGTGCAGATCATGAAGGGAGCGCCGGCCGGCAGCGACGTGGCCAACGCGGCGCTGCTGAACCTGCACACCCAGGTCGGAACGGGAACGCTGACGACGATGATGGACGCGCGCGCCCCCTATTCCAAAGTGCAATCGGTTTACGACGACATGAAGGCCAAAGGCTTTTTCGACGAGCGGGCGACGGACACGCTGGGCAAGATGGTGAAGGCCTATTCCGAGCAGGAGAGCACGCGCGTCGCGGTGAGCCAGAACCTGAGCGATGCGGTGCGCGCGAGCCAGGGGCAGCCCACAACCTCGACCGGGACGCCCGACTACCAGTTCCCCATCAAGGGCGCGACTGTGACTGCGCAGTCCTACAGTCCGGAATCAGGCGGCGTCACGGTGAACATCCCGCAGGGGTCGAGCATCCAGGCGCCGGCGGCCGGCAAGGTGACCCAGGTGGGGAAAGACGCCGAAGACAACTTCACGATGAAGATCGAGCACGCCGACGGCTCGGTTACCTCTTTCACGGGGCTGAACGCGTCGAGCGTGAAAGTGGGCGACCAGGTGGAGCGCGGCGAGGACGTGGCCACCAGCGGCGCGGCGGATGGGAAGACGCCCTCAGTGCTCTGGTCCCTGACCAACGCGGCCGGGCAGAACGTGGACCCGACCCAAGCGGGCCTGGCGCCGGTGGACCTGACGAAGATCACCGACGAGAAGGTGCTGGGGGCCGCGCTCGACAGCATGCGCGCGCAGGTGACCGACCCTTACCTGCAGCAGCAGGCCACCAACGAGATGGAGCTGATCGTGCGGCACAACCAGCAGATGGCGACCGCGGCGCAGACGCAGGTGTTCAAGCAGGCGAGCGACGCCTTCTACGGCGGAGGCATGAACTGGAGAAGCATTCCGCCCTCGGTTTTCGCGCAGCTGCCTCTGGAGCGCCAGCAGCAGTTCAAGGACGCGCAAACCGAGCAGGTGCTGAAGGGATACGAGCAGGGGCAGCGCTTCAAGGAGATGAACGAGACGGACCTGGTGTCGAACTTCTTCGCGAACCCCGACCAGCTCACGACGGCCAACGTGGACGCCGCGCGGCCGAACCTCGCGAACTCCACCTACCTGCAACTGATGGGTAAGGCCACAGAACTTCAGAACAACCCCAAGGGCGTGATCGAGGCGCAGGCCGTGAACGACCGCGTGAAGTACTTCGCGGGGCAGGCCGGCGTGAACGTGGACCCGAAGACGCAGACCGACAAGCAAAACTACACGGACTTGATGTTCAAGGTGCAACAGGACATCGACCAGATCAAAACCCAGAACCACGGCAAGGCCACGTCGGACCAGGTGGACAAGGCAATTCAGAATGAGCTGATCCAGCGCACGCTCACAGTCCCGCGCAGCGCCTGGAACCCCCTGGCGATCACCGGCATCAGCCCCAACAGCTCGGCGAAAAAGTACAACTTCCAGATGCCTCGCGGTGCAACTTCGGTCGTACCTGGAAGCGACGGCAACCTGCACTACACGGACGGCAAGACAGATCTCGGCGTGGTGCAATAATGGCCGATCCAGTCACTCTCGACTTCAGCAACGCGATTCCGATCGGCGCGCCCATCGATGCGAGCCAGCCGGCGGACGCGCAGGCCGGCGCGCTGCAGGGCGCGATCGCCTACGGCGCGACGCAGGACCCCGACCAGTACGCGAACCTGCTCAAGCTGCAGAAGCAGACGGGCGTGCCTCCCGCGGTCTCGAACGGCAACCAGCAGCAGGTGCGGCAGGCGGCCGCCGTCCACTCGATCGACTATCCAAAGTTTCTGGCCACCTTCCCGCGCACCGCGGAGTGGGTTTCAAATCCCGACAACGCCGCGGTGTCCGGAGTGGACGAAGTGCAGCGGCTGGGCGGCATTGAACAGAACCGCGCGTCCATGGGCGCGCGCACGCCGACCTGGAGCGAGAACGCCGGCGACAAGCTGCTCGCCCTGGGCCAGTGGATGATGGGCGGCGCGATTTCGCGGGAGCAGCTCAGACAGAATTTCTGGGAAGGGCCGCTGACCCGGGGCGCGGCGGACATTGCGGGCGGCGCGGCCGGGATGGTGGGCAACGTCGGCTCGTTCCTCGGCTGGCACGGCGACGGAGCGAGCAAACAAAACCTGCTGCAGAGGATTGAATCGAACCTCGACCCCGCGAACGCCGGCGTCTACGCGAACGGCGAAGCCGACACCGGCAATCAATTCGACTGGCTGATGAAAAATGTGGCCCCGATGATTCCGGCGGTCCTGGCCACGGGCGGCACGGGCCTGGTGGCGAGGACCCTGGGCATCGGCCAGACCGCGGCGAAGGTGCTCACCGGCCTCACCGTGGGCGGAATGTTCGACGCGGACCAGGCCGGAAAGACTTACACGGCCGTGGCGGGATCGGGCGCGGGCGACTATGCCGCGCGCCTGGCGGCGAACCGGGTGGCCACGATCAGCGCGCTGCCGAACGCCGCCTTTGGAGCCACCGATGTTGTCCCGCTGCTGCGCGACAATCCGTTGCTGACCTCGCTCGGCCTGGGCGGCGCCACAGGCGCAACCGGGCAGATCGGGCAGAACGTGGTGACGGGGCAGCCGTGGGCGAAGGGCGTACCCGCCGCCATGGTGCAGGGCGCGGCCATGCAGGCCGGCATGCACCTGGGACTCAGCGGGGGCTTCGCCGCAAACCTGAGCGACGCCGTCGAGGCGGCCGAGCAATCGAAGCTGCGCGCGCGATCGCCGGAGAAGTTCAACGAAGCGATGCAAACCATCTTCGCGGGCGATCAGAGTCTGCGCGTTCCGGTCGATCAGTTCAACTCTTACTTCAATGGAAAGGGCATGGACCCGGGCGCCGTCGCTGCCGGCCTCGGCGCGGCCAACTATGCCGAAGCGCACCTGTCGGGCGGCGACGTGGAGATCCCGCCGGCCGACTTCCTGTCGAAGCTCGACCCTGAGCACCAGAAGGCGCTGCTCGGCGACATTGTGGATCCATCCACCGGGCTGACGGCACGGCAGCACCAGGAAGGCCTCCAGGAGCTGGAGCAATGGGCTACAGGCGGCGGCGCGGCGAAGCTGGCGGCCGATACGGCCGCGGCGGACGCGGAGACGGCGGCAACGCCCGAATACCAGGAAGTGAAGGAGCAGATCCGGCAGCGGTACACCGACGCCGGCGAGACACCCGAGGTAGCCGAGACGCTGGCCACCAAGGACGCGAACGCCTACTCGAACCTGGCGCGCAACGCCGGCATGAAGCCGAGCGAGCTGCTGAACCTCTACAACCCGAAGGTGACGGTGGGGGAGGCGCCGGAGACCGGCGGTAATGACATGTCTGCACATGTCAATACAGCGGCCAACCCAATCGAGTTCAAGGCTCCGGAGTTCACGACGGCGAAAGGCAGCGTTTACAAAGTAAACGAAGACGGAACCACGACCAGGGATAAGGCGTTCCGGCCGGAGCATGGAGGCGCGGAGCAAGGCCCTCAGCCAACCTCGGAACGAACCTTCTACGTCACCCCTGAGGACGCAAACAAGCTGGGCGAGTTTCAGACGCGCGGCGCCGGCAGCAAAAGCATCTCCGCCGTGGACGCCGGCAGGGTGGGCGTCAGATACGAGGAAGGAAAGGATGCGGGCAAGTTCGAAAAAAGGACTGTGGTCGGCGTCCAATCCTCGCCATCTTTGGGCCTCGTCCCCGTCGAGCTATGGGAGGGCGGTAAGAAAGTCCATTTTGGCAATGAGATCACCGAGGTGAGCGGCGCCCTCACCGGGCACGACGGAAAGGCGACGACGCTGCTGACCTCGGCGCGCGAGCTTCCGGCAAAGTACCGGCTGGTCGAGGCCGATTCCCTGGTGCCGTCGCACGATGCGCACACCTTCGCCAAAAACCCGGCCTACCCGGAAGGATTGCAGGAGCGCGCCTACGACACGTCGAAGGAAGCCCAGGCGCGCGTGATTCAGCAGGCGCAGAATTACGATCCGCGCTACACGGTGAACACCAACCCCGACGCGGTGAACGGCCCCCCGGTCGTGACCCCCGATGGAACTGTGCTCGGCGGCAATTCCCGCGCCATGAGCACGCAGCGGCTGTACGAGAAGGATGGATCGGCCTACAAAGCGGCGCTGAAGGAGCAAGCTGCCACTTACGGATTCACGCCGGAACAGGTCGAGGCCATGAAAAAGCCCGTCCTGGTCCGGCAGGTAGAGACGCCGGCGACCCCGGACGACGCGCGGCGGCTTGGATCGGAACTCAATAAGTCGATGACCGGCGCGATGGGAGTCTCCGAGCGCGCGGTCAGCGCAGGGAAAAACCTCAAGCAGGACACGCTCCGCAATATAGCCGGCATGATGCAGGCCGACGACTCCACGCTGCGCGAGGCGATGGCCAAGCACGGCGCCGGCATCGTGAAAATGCTTACCTCTGACGGTGTGATCACCGATCGCGAGCGGCCTCAGTTCGTCGACGCGGCCTCCGGAGGCCTGAGCGAGGAAGGCAAGACATTCGTCGAACGGGCTCTGATGGGAAGCGTGATCGACGACCCGCGGCTGATGGACTCCGCGCCGAAATCCGTTATCAATAAGCTGGAGCGGTCGCTTGGTTCGATCGCGTCCTTCGCATCGCGGCCTGACGAGTGGAACCTGCTCCCGGCTATCCGCGATGCGGTTGGAGAGCTGGGAGCGATCCAGCGCAGCGGCAGCACCGTCGATTTGCGCCTGGGCCAAACTTCGATGTTCGACGGCGAACGCAACCCGCTCGTCGACGCGATGATCCGCGCCCTGGACGCCAAACCGAACGACGTGCGGAAGTCATTCGACGAGTTCGCCCGCGACTCGGATGCAAACCTGCCCGGGCAAGGAAGAATGTTTGGCGAGGCGAACGCTTTCGATGCGTTCAACCACGCTTTTGGGAGTAAGCTGTCAGAACAGGAGTATCACGATGGCCTCGAAGAAGCAGCAGCCAAAGCCCCCGACACCTCGGCAGGAGCAGACGCGCAAGGTAATGAAGGCGTACCTCGAAGCTCCGATCAAAACGCGGCACACGGCGGCCAAGCAGGCGCGAGTCTAAACCAGTCCTCCGAAGACGGCCCGCGCGGCTGGTTCCGCGTTCTTCCTGACGGCACCTACGAAATTGGCAAGACCAAGATTGGCGACCTGAGCACGTTCGTCCATGAGCCGGCTCACGCTTACTTGAAGATCCTCGGCGACCTGAGCAAGCGCGACGGCGCCAGCGACACCCTCAAAAGCGATTACCAAAAAGTGCTCGACTTCCTCGGCGCGAAGGATGGGGAGCCGCTGACGCGCGAGCAGCAGGAGACCTGGGCGCGCGCCAACGAGCAATACCTGCGCGAGGGCAAAGCTCCCTCGGCCGGGCTCAAGGGCGCGTTCCAGCGCTTCGCCATCTGGCTGGGCAGCGTCTACAAAAAGGCCTCCGACCTGGGCGTCAATCTCTCCGACGAGATACGCGGGGTTTTCGACCGGCTGTATGCGGCCGAGGACGGCGTCAACCGGGCGGAGACGGAAGCCGGGCCGAAGCTGTTCACGAGCGCGGAAGACGCCGGCTGGACGGACGAGCAGTTCCAAAAATACGCCAGCGACAACAACATGTCCGTGGAGCAGGCCAAGAGCGACATCCTGGGCCGGCTCAACGAGGCCGCGGTGCGCGCGCGATCGGAATCCTGGCGCAACGAAGAACAAAACGTGCGCGAGGCGGTGACGGCCGACGTGGACCAGCGGCCGGAGTACTCGGCGATCCGCGCGCTGCGCAGGGGCGCGCTCGACGACGGCACGGAGCTGACCCTGAGCCGCGAGGACCTGGCCAAGCAGTTTGGCGAAGAGCGCGTGAAGGAGCTGCAGAGACTGCATCCCGGGCTCTACCGCAACGAGGGCGGCGAAGACCCGGAGATCGTGGCCGAGGTGTTCGGCTTCCACTCGGCCGAAGAGATGATGCGGGCGCTCGAAGTGGCGCCGCGGCGGAGCGCAGCCATTGAAACGGCGACCCGCGGCTACATGACGGCCAAGCATGGCGACATCCGCTACGACGGCACGCTCGACGACCAGGCGCGGATCGCCCTCGAAAACGACAACCGGGCCAAAGGGCTGCACGCGGAGCTGATGGCACTGAAGCAGAAGGTCTCCGGCATGACCGGCGAGCGGGAAGCGCTGCGCGCGATTGAAGTGGCGCCGATCGCGAGCTACCGGGAAGCCGCGCAGCAGATGGTTGAAAAGAAATCCGTGGCCGACCTGCAGCCGACGCGCTATCTCGACGCCAGCCGCAAGTACTCGCGCGAGGCCTTCGAGGCGCTCCAAAAGGGAGATGCGCAGGCCGCGGCGAACGCGAAGCACAAAGAGCTGATGAATCACTTCCTGTTTCGCGAGGCGACCGAGGCCAGGCAGTACATCGGCAAATTCGAGGCCTATGCGAAGCGGATGCAGAAAACGGCCGCGCAGCAGAAGCTGGGCCTGGCCGGCGGAGACTACCGCGACCAGTTCAACCGCATCCTGGGCCGGTACGGGCTGGGGCCCCAGGTTGCGCCCGGCGAAAGATCGCTCGGCGAATGGGCGGCGAGCGAGTACGAGCAGGGCAAAGAGCCGGCGATCGATGCGGGCATTTTGAACGAAGCGCGCACGGTCAACTACCGCAACGCGCCGGTCGCGGAGATCCGCGCGGTGCATGACGCGCTGATCAACATCCGAAAGCTGGCGTCGCTCGAGCTGGGCATGGAAGTGAACGGCAAGCGGGTCGAGTTCTCGGCCGCGATCGCGAACATGGAGGCGCAGGCCCACGAGTCGCTGCCGGCCAAGCCGACGCGGGTGCTGAAAGGCAATGCGACGCTGGGCGAGAAGATCGCGGACTACGCGCAGCGCGGCGATGCGCTGCTGATGCGCACCGAACGCCTGATCGAGTGGCTGGATGGCGGCAAGACGGGTCCGTGGCATGACAACTTGTGGAACCTCGCCGCCGATTCCCAGGGCAACGAGTACAAGCTGCAGGAGCAGGTCACCGAGCAGCTCGGCGACGCGATCGAGAACCTGCCCAAAGAGCAGCGCGCGAAGATGTTCGAGAAGACCACGGTGGACGGAATCCCCGAGACGGTCACGCGGCACGACCTGGTGTCGATGGCCTTCAACATGGGCAACGACGGCAACCTCGATCGACTTCAGAAGACGTTCGCCGCGCATGGCTGGGACCCGGACGCAATCCACCGGATCGCGGGGATGCTGACGCGCGAAGAGTGGCAGTTTGTGCAGGACGGATGGAACGCGCTGAAGCCGCTGGGCCAGGCGCAATCCGATCTCGAACGGCGGCTCACCGGGCTGCCGCCGGTGATGGTCAAGCCGACCCCGCTCGACCTGGTGCTCCAGGACGGGACCAAGATGCACCTGGACGGCGGCTACTACCCGATCGTGATGGACCCGCGCTACGGGAGCCGCGGCGCGCAGCAGGACGCCGGCACGACCGCGCAAAACCTGATGGAAGCCGGCTACGGCCGCGCCGCCACCTCGCGGGGCAACATGCAGGCCCGCACCGGATTCGGCGGACCGCTGCAGCTCGATTATGAACAAGTTTTGACCCAGCACACGGCGAAGGTGATCAAGGACATCACGCACCGCGAGTTCATGCTGGCGGCCAACAAGCTGCTGCTCGATCCGCAGATTCGCTCGACCATGCGCCAGAGTTTGGGGGAGGGCTACGAGGAGAAGATGATGCCATGGCTGCGCACGATTGTCAACGACCGCAACGGCAGCGCGGTGCAGGGGCTCGGCGACTTCTCGCGGATGATGCGGTCGCTGCGCACCAACCTGACGCTGGCCACGCTCTCGTACAAGATATCGACTTCGCTGCTGCAGTGGACCCACGCGCCGCGCATGCTGCTGAGCACGAACCCGGGATCGTACGCGCAGGCGCTGGTGGACTTCATGGCGCACCCTTCCGAGATGACGCAGCAGATCAAAGACCTGTCCCCGAACGAGATGGCGGCGCGCGGCGACAACCTCGATCGCGACATTCGCGCGGTGCTCCGGGGCGACCCCGGCATCAAGCGCAGCGTGGCGCGGCTCGGCAATGTGTCGATCAAGTACACCGATCACGTTCTGAGTTTCCCTTTGTGGCTTTCCGTCTACCGCGACGGGCTCAAGGAGCACGCAGGCCTGACCGAGGACCAGGCGCAGAACCTGGCGATGCACGCGGCCGACAGCGCGGTGCGCCTGGGCCTGGGCTCGGCCGCGCCGAAAGACCTGCCGCCGATCATGCGCAACAACGATCTGACCAAGCTGATGACGATGTTCTATTCGTTTCACAACGGGATCTACGGCCAGGTGCGCGACATCGGCCACCAGTTCAGGCAGAACGGCGGCGCCGGCAGCCCGAGCGCGGTCGGCAAGCTCAGCTACGGGCTCGCGCTCTCCGTGCTTGCGCCGGCGCTGCTGGGCGGCATCGTCAGCGGGAACGGCCCGAAGGATGGCGAGAACAAGGGGCTGTGGGCAGCGAAGCGCGCGCTCTTGTTCGCCGCGGACACCGTGCCCGGGCTGCGGGACGCGGCATCGGCCCTCGAGAGCGACGGCGAGGTGAAGAACCCGCTGATGAACGTGCTCAGCAAAGGGACCAAGGCGACGCAGGAAATGATGAGCGGGAGCGACGACAAGGACTGGAAGGGGATCGGCCTGAACTATCTCGAAGTAGGCGGCGACCTGGCCGGCCTGCCGGGAACGACGCAGGCGATGAAGCCGCTGCGCTACATGAACCAGGTGCAGAGAGGCAACGTCGAGAGCCCGAACGTGTGGGATGCGGTGGCGGGGTCAGCGCGCAGGTAGCGGCGTCATGGCGACGAAGCGATGGGCGTTGAGAAGAATCAGCAGGGAACAAATCGCCCAAAAAGAAAAGACGCCGACCGCGATCCATCTCATGTGACCGCGGGCCCACGCCAGGATGCCGCGCCGGCGCCGGAGGACGAGATAAAGCACGCCTGCCGCGGCGGCCAGGTCGCCCAGCATCCAGCCATTCTGAGCTAGGAAATCCCAAAGGAAGTTGAGCCAGAGGTAATCCAGCGCTTCGTTGACGACGTGCGCCAGCACCAGCCCGCAGGCGACCGCGAGCGAAATTCCGACGAACGGGTACCGCCTGATGATTTGCATGCCCCCAATGTAGCTCACTGCGCTACACAAGGCAACCGCACGAAAGGGTTACCGCGCAAGGATACCCGTAACAGGCTGATCCGGCTCTAGCCTCAAATCAACACTCGTTCCAAGACTCGTTTCAAGACTCGTGTCAGCACTCGTTCAGCACTCGATCCGGGGGGGGCCGCAGCATGACGATCAGCTCGACGACCCGGACCGCGGGGCCGTTCACCGGGAACGGGGTGGCTTACATTTTCCCGTTCGCGTTCAAGGTGTTCCAGGTCGCCGACCTCTACGCCGCGACCGTGCTGATCGCGACGGGAGCCGAGAGCGTTCTGGCGCTGGGAGCCGATTACACGGTTGCGCTGAACGCGAGCCAGGACTCGAATCCGGGCGGCTCGGTGGTGCTCACCGCGGGACCGCTGGCCGCCGGCTATCGCCTCGTTCTCAGCTCCGACATTGGGAATCTGCAGCCGACCGAATATCTCAACCAGGGCGGCTTCTATCCGGAAGTTCTGACCGCGTCGCTCGACCGCGCCACGATCCTGGTCCAGCAGCTGCAGGCGTACCTCGATCTCGCGCTGCAATTTCCGATCACCGATCCGCCCACGAACAACGTGCTGCCCGCGGCCGAAGAGCGCGCCGGGCTGGTGCTGTCGTTCGATGAAAACGGAGCGCCGGTCGTCTCCGCGGGGGTTCCCGGGCCGCCCGGAACGATCTCGGCCGCGTCCTCGATCACTTTCATAGACACCGTCACCGGCCTGCCGGTGGTGGTTTCCATCCAGAACGGCGCCCTCGTTTACTAGCGGAGCCGCGGGAAGAACTAAACACATGCGTATCCGCACCGTCACAATCAGGGTTTTCCGCGCCGTCCCGTTCCTGCTCGCGTTCATGCTGATGCCTCTGCGAGCGCAGCGCGCCGCCATGAACTACCAGGGCGCCTACGCCGGCGGGACCACCTACCAGAAGGGCGACTCGGTGGCGTCGGCCGGCGTGGCCTACGTCTCGCTGATCGCCAACAACACCGGCAACACGCCGGCGACGAGTCCATCGGATTGGGCGACGCTGGGCGGCCTGCCGACGAGCGGCGGCACGGCGACCGGCGCGCTGCGCGGCGCGGGGCTGCAGGATACGAATTACCCCACCGTGAACGCGTGGGAAGAATTCGGGCCGACACCGCAACACGCCGGCATCACCGCGACCAACGACCACTGCCAGGCGATGACGAACGCGCTCAACTGGGCGATCTACACCATGCACATGGGCTCGGCGCTGATCTACGACTCGGGCGCGGTGGGGCCGACCAACTGCATCGTGAACCCGGCCGCGGCGAATTTGGAATCGACGGTGGGCGGGTACGGCGCGCAGGCGATCCCGGTGATGAACGGCTGCCCCTATCCGCTCGCTTATCCGGCCGTGGGCTGCACGGGCGTGGCCTCTGTGACGATCCTGGCGGGCGGCGCGAACTACTCCGGCACTGTAACGCCAATCACGCCGACCGGAACGACGATGCCCTGGTGCAGCGTGGCGCCTACCTACAACCCGGCGACGATTGTGAACGGCGTGATCACCGCCATCACCGTGGCGACCGCTGGGACATGCACGAGTCCGCCGCCCATTTGGATCCCCGGCGGCGAAGTGAGCGAGCTGGGCAGCTACATCGAAATGTTTTCGCCGGGCGCAACGTACATTGCGCAACTGCCGTGGGCGACGGGCTACGGACTGACCTTCGACGGGCTGACGCCGTGGAACAATCCGTCGATCTCGTGCGGCCTGGGAACCTGCGTGGTGCCCTCGACGGGCTTTCCGCCGGCGTGGCCCCTGGTTTCGACGGGGTGCCAGGAAGGCACGCTCAACGGTTGCAACACGCAAGGCTCGGTGATCGAGAACTTCGGGATCTCCGGGGCAGCGCTTGCGCCGCTGGCACCCGATACGAATCCCGGGCCGACCGTCACCGTCGCGAACAATCCGGTGGATCATCTCACCGGCATCAAAAACGACTCCGGGCAAAACGGCAGCAGGTTCACATCCGTAGGCGTTTCCACCAGCGCTTATCGCGCGTATGACCTGGAGGGTGCTTTCTCGGGCGGTGGCGGCGGCGCGCAACAGAGCGGGCCATACCGCGGCCTCTACGCCGCGCAATCCGGCCTGAACGATGCAGCGGCTCAAATCTTCAATTATGGAACGGACGTTTCTCTAGTCGGGGCTGTCGAGGTGAGCGACCTCACAGGGCAGTGCGGCGGGAATGCGACAGAAACAAATGCGGCCGTCCAGGTGGATGCGCCGAATTTCCATATCCAGGGGATCACTCTCGAAAGCTGCTACCAGACGGTGGTCGTCAACGCCTCGCACGGCTCCCCGCTCTACGGCATCAGCATCCGAAACGTCAACTCGAACAACGCCAAGTACGCGGGCCTGAGCGCGGTGACGATCGGCGGCGGCGCGACGGGGGTCGCGACCACGAACGCCGAGCTGTTCAGCATCACGGCGACGCCGGCGACCTACAACGTGTACGTGCCCTCGACGGTGCAGGGCCTCTTTTCGGTGAAGCACACCAACGGCGAGCCGGTGCTCGGCTACTATCTCGCGGCCGGCGGCCAGGTGGCGACGACTTCGATTCAAGGATGCAACTCGCTCTTCGGCGAGTGCAGCAATTACCCGAACTCGACGCACACGGCGACCGCGGCCTTTGTGCCGGCGGACCTCAACGCGACCGACGGCAACGTGGAAGCGATGGCCGTGGGCGCAACGACCGTGCCGGTGGGCATCCTCGAGCAAGGCTCTTATAACGTGCTCAGCGCGTCGCATGAGTCGGCGGTGCAGACCACGGGGCAGGGGCCGTGCTATTTCACAAACAGCACCGTGACCCAGGCCGACTTCATAGAGGCCTCGCCGTCGGGATCGAAGGGCTGCTTCGATACGAGCTCGCAGACGCCGCCGACCAGCGGATTCACGCTTGGGAGGGTGGTCATTCCGAGCGGCGCCAATACCGAGACGACGCCGAGCACGCCGACGACGCCGAGCGGCATCACATCGAGTCCGTCGCAGTCGGGCAGCTACGCCTACAGCGTCTATCTGCTTTCGCTGACCGACCAGACCATCTCGGCGGCCACAGCCAACGTCACCACGTCGACGGGACCGACCACGCTGGGCGGCAGCTCCTGCAACACGGTCACCGGCATTCCCACGCCGGCCGCCGGCTATCAGACGGTGGTGCGCCGGGAGACGGGCGGAGCTTCGCAAGGCGCGCTCGGCACAACCGTCGGAACCACCTTCGGCGATTGCGGCTTGCCCGGCGACGGATCGACGAAGCCGGCGGCCGCGCTGCTTGGCCCGCTCGTCAACATCGCCGTGCTGGGCTGGTACGGCGGGACGCTGACCAATCCGATGACCGGCGTGGGCGACATGATCCAGGGCGGCGCCTCCGGAGCGCCCGCGCGGCTGGCCGCGGGAAGCCAGGGGCAGGCCCTCGTCATGGGCGCAACGCAGCCGGCCTGGCAAAACCAGACCATCGCCAGCACGCTGCGCGCGCAATGCACCGGGACCGCGACGGCCTCGAGCACGATCTCGCTTTCAGGGCTCGGCACGCCGACGACCACCTGCACCGCGACCTCCTCGACTTCAACTTCAGAGTTCCTGGCCAACCGCACCGGTGTCTTCAAGAACCTGGCCGTCCAGGCGGTGACCGGCGGGGTCAATTCTTCGAGCGGCGACTGCACGCTCTACGACAACGGCGTGGCCAAGGCGGTGACCTGCACGCTCGGCACGAGCACCCAATGCACCGACACCACCCACACTTTCACGGCGGTGGTCGGAGATCTCTACAGCCTGCGCTGCACGACGCAGGGCAGCGAAACCTTAGCCAACCTCGTGGCAACGATCGATTTTCAGTAGACCAGCTCAGGAGAGGAGCGCACCGATGGCCGCAGCAGCAACGACACGAATCGCGGAGGAAACCCGGCCGCTGTTTAACCGCGCCAGGCCTTCGTGGTCGGCGGTGGCCGCGATCATGCTCTCCGTGATGATGCCGGTGTGCGGCTGGATGGTGACCTTGTCCAACCGCGTCGCGGCGCTTGAGACGAAGACCGACTCGCTGGCCACCTCCGCGCAGATGGCGGAAGTGAAACAGAAGATCGACGACTGGATCGCAGAGGCGGACCGCGCGCGTGTGGACGAGCGCGCGGCCGCGGCCAGGGAGGCTAAATGAGTTTTCTATATCGCCAGGCGACTGGGCAGATGACGGGCGCGGGCTTTGAAGCGACGGGCTACAGCGGCAACGGCGAAGGCCTCAACAACCCGGCGATGCAGAACGCGCACGCCGTGGGACCGCTGCCCCAGGGCAGCTACACGATTCAGCCGCCGCACGCCGACCCCAAGGTGGGGCCGATCGCGATGCGCCTGGCGCCGGCGCCGGCCAACGAGATGTTCGGCCGCGGCGATTTCCTGATCCACGGCGACAACGCGCAGGCGAACCATACCGCGAGCGAAGGCTGCATCGTCCTGGCGCACGACGCGCGCGTGGCCATCGGCGCGGCGGTGCTCGCCGGCGACAACCAGCTGGAAGTGACGGCGTAGCGCGATGGACGCGAGCGAGCCAACAAGGGAAGAACTGATCGCGCTGGTGGCCGAGCTCAAGGAGCTGCTGCGCGTGCAGGCGCAGACGCTCGAAGAGATTGTGGACGAGCGCGACGCGGCGCGGCTGCTGAACGAACTTTGTCATTACTGAACCACCCCAGCGACGTGGACTGTCGCCGGGGCCCGATGAAAGGGAGCGTGATGCGAGAGGAACTGAGCCGGAACTTTCTGGGCTTCGTGCTGCTGGCTGCCGGCGTTGGGCTGGTGCTTCTGGGCGCGCATGCGCAGATTACCAAGCTGTCGGACGCGGGATTCGGATTCATCGGCATGGCGGGGCTGGCGCTGCAGGCGACGCCCCACACCCCCAAAGATTCGGCGACGAAATGAAATTCGACCTGCTGTCTTTTTTTAAGAACGCGGGCGCGGCCGGCGCCCACAGCGAGGCGGCCGCGCAAAAACCGGCGACGCAACCAGCAACAGAACCCACGGCGGAGCCCGCAAAGGTGGAGAAAAACATGAGCAGCTTGTTTGCAAAAATCGAAGGGGCGGAGAAGTCGACGGCCGCATGGATCGAAAAGAAGCTTACCGAGATCGAGGGCAAGGAACCGGCCGTGGCCAAAGTGATCGACACCGTGCTGACCTACGTCACGCCGGCTCTGAAGATTGCCCTGGCCGCCACCGGCGACCCGGCCGCGGCCGCAGTGGTCGGCGAAGTTGCCGCCCAGGCCGAGACAGATCTCTCGGTGGCGAGCGCCCTGGTGACGGACTTCGGCCCGACGCCGACCGCAGCTACCGCATTCGCCTCGGTCGCGACCAACCTCGGAGGCCTGCTCACGGCCGGCCACGTCAAGAGCTCCACGGCGGTCGCGGCCGTCACCAAGGCGGTCACCGAAGTCGGCGTACTCGCCTCCGCGGTGCAGACCGCGGCGACGGCGATCGCAGCCAGCGCCGCGCCGGCAACGGCGTGACCATGAGCAAACTGCGCTCGATCCTGACGGCCCTCGCGCTCGGCACCGTGCCGTGCGTCGGGGCCGCCGCGATTTGTGTGGGGGTTGCCGCCGTCCGGGCCCTCTGGCCGGTGCCGGCAGCGGTGAGCGCAACCAGCGCGCACCTGAACGGAGTGCTCGACGGCCTGCATGGAGTCGAGGGAAACGCCGGCGCCGCGATCGTCACGGAAAGCGGCCGGTTGAACCGGAGCCTCGACAACCTGGACCTGCAGGCGGCGGCCGTGGGGCCGGCCGTCCGGAAGATCGATCCGGTGCTTGCCAACCTCAAGGACGACACCGCGAAGCTGGGCCGCTCGATCGACCTGGTGAACGCGCCCTGCGCGCCCGGACCGTGCGGGACCCTGGCCGACGTGGGGAAGACGCTGAACACAGCGCGGGGGACCTTCGGCCAGATCGAGATCGCGGCGAACCACGAGAACCGCAACCTGGGCACGCTCGACTTCCAGGAAGCAACGCTGTTCGGCGACTTTCACGGGACGGCGGTGAGGGCCAACACCAGCCTGGACAGGTTCAACGCGCTGCTCGCGAACCCGAACCTGGCGCTGATGGCGGACAACGGCGGCGCGTTTACGACCACGGCCGTCGCAGTCGAAAAGAAGCTGGCGCAATGCACGCTGCACCCGACGCTGCCGTGCGTGCTCAAGAGCGACATTCTCTTCGGCGCACAGGTAGGCGGCTACCTGCTGAAGTGATTCGATTGGCGCCCGGGATTAGCGCGTGCTCGCGTGCTCGGCCTGGGCCTGCGATGCGGACCGCTCGGTTTCGCCGACCGTGTTCCAGTCGCTGGCGAGAATGTCGGCCTGGTTCGGGGCGTAGGGCCAACAATCCCCGTTAGGCGCCTGCTGGACGATGAACGGCTGGTTGATGAGGCCGGTGGGTTCCTGCATGGCGAGCGACATCCCCTGGCGCTGCCATCCGTTACGGGTGATGGCGACGCGGCGAGAGACCAGAGCCGAGAGTGCTTGACCGAAGTTCATGGTTTGCCTCCGTTGAAACAAGACCATCTTATGCCCCTCGCGCCGTCCAGGCGGGGAAATTGCCGTTGCCCGTAAGGACGTTGCTGCCCTCTAGCCTGCGCTAGAGGGCAGCAAGACAGCGGCCCCCGAGGGGATTCGAATGACAGGGAAAAGCGAAAAGGCGCCTACGCCGAAACAGATCGACGAGCTGATCGCGGAGTATTCCGTGGCACAGGCCGGGGCCGCGGCGGACGCCGCGGTGGCGAAGATATCGAGCGAGGCGGCCGGCGAGATCAAAGGCCGGCTGACGGAGATGGTCGAGAAGTGGGGCGGCCGGCACACGGAGAAGTCGAAGCGGCTGGCCGGGCAGCACAACACGGCGACCACGACCACGGCCACGCGGGTGACGATCGACGATGCGGCGGTCGAGAAGCTGCGCGGGTACCTGAGCACGACCGAGACGCCGGAGCTGGCCGAGGAGTTCTTTGTACCGCACACCAGCTACAGCCTGGTGAGCGGCCCGGGCGAAAAGCTGAAGACCCTGACCATGGGCGATCGCCTGCGGACCAAGATCACGGGCATGCTGAAGGCCTGCTTCGACATCAAGACCAGCACGCCGTCGCTCAAAGTGGAGCTGGCGGAGCAGCGGCCGGTATGAAAGTCCGGCATGTCCCGCAGATCGGCGGTTCGGACGTTTTGCCCTACGTTCACATGGCGTGGGGAGCCCTGATGCGCGACGGCCTGTGGAGCAAGACCGAAATGCTGATCAACGGCGCGGAGGAATGCGCCTACGCCACGGTCGGCCGGGACACCGTGATCGCCTGCATCGTCTACCGCACCGACGAGTCCAAGCAGGCGGTGATCGCGATCGCTTACGTCTCCCCCAAGCACCGCGGGAAGGGCGTGTACAAGAAGCTGCACGCCGAGTTCGAGGCGCGGGTGAAATCCAAAGGGGCGACGGTTGTGGTCAACATCTGCTACCCGACGAACCTGGGCATCCAGGAGACCTGCAAAAAGCCGGGCTACTCCCTGCACTCGGTGGAATACCGAAAACCCCTATAGGCGATGCCCAAAGACTCTTAAACCGGCTTGCGGGAGCGCCCAGCGCCCGCAGGCGCCCGCGCGGGCATCCGGACGGGGATAACTACCCCGGAATCGGGCTACGGGGCGCTGGGAGGGCCGCGCAGCGCGTCAGTAGGCCAAAAGGTCGTTTGGGGTGTGTTCCAGGTCCAGGCCGGTGCCGAGGTACCGCTGGGTGGTGCGGACGTCGGCGTGGCCGAGCATGAACTGGACCTGCTCGATGTCGGCGCCCCGGGCGCGGCAGTGCTTGGCGCAGGTGCGGCGGAGATCGTGGGGCGCGAGGCGGGGGATGCCGATCTTGGCGGCCGCCTGATGCACGATGTGCCAGATGGTCTCGGCGCAAACGCCGCCGGGCGCGAGCGTGGTCTGGCGAATCAGCCGGCCGGCGCGGATCTTCGCGGTGGCGGCCCACTCATCGATGGCCTGCTTGACCCATAGCGGAACGCCGACCGTGCGCACCCTGCCGCCCTTGCCGATCAGGTCGGGAATCACCCAGCGGCCGGCGCGGCGCTGAATGTCTTCCACGTTGAGCCTCAAAAGCTCGGCCTCCCGCAGGGCGCAGCCGACCAGGATGGCCAGGATGCAGTAGTTGCGCTTGCCGCGCAGGGTCGAGCGGTCGGGAACGGCGAGCAGCTTGCGGACCTGGGCCTCGGTGAGCCAGTTGCCGGCGCGCGATCCGCGCCGGGGCAGGCCGCCCACCCGGAGCAGATCGAAGGCCTGCTGCGCGTCGATCGAGCCCGAGGCCTGCGCCTCCCGGACCAGGGCGCGGGCCGCGGATATGCGCAGGTTCACGGTGGAGGCGGAGCTGCCGGAGGCTTCCATCGTTCCGCGCCATTCGAGCAGCATGATCCTGGTGATGGGACGCCCCTCGGCGAAGGCCAGCAGATCGGCGATGCCCTTGGCGTAGCTCTGGCGGGTGTTCGGGGAGGGGACCGAGGCCAGAACCAAATTGACAAGGGCCGTTGCACGGGCGTCTCCCTGCAACAGCCAGGGCGAGGGTTTGGCGTGCGCTGAGGCCAT